AGTCATCGGACAGGGGCGCGATCGGGATCAGGGCGATGAAAGAGGCCACAAACGTGATCAGGGCGGAGCGTAAAATGGGGTTCATAGTCCAGCCGTTTCTAGTCGTTGCGAGATGTTGTCTAGTTTCTTGTCTAGGTTTTCCAGTTGATCTAGGTGCCGGGATGCGGCGCGGGCCAGTTGCCATACCTTCCCCACCCCCACCCCAATGGCGACCAGTGAAGCGATGATCGATCCGGTCATGATGATCCCACCGGATAGCCCAGCGGAGTCCAGCACGATTAGTGGGGCACCGGCAGCTGTGGCGCCGATGGCGGAAAGTATCGGGGTCATAGTGGCAGGGTGCGACCGTTCAGCCATGATGCCCACCCTACGGGCTTGGCGCCCCATTTCAGCCGGGGAGTGTGTATCGACGTTTTCCCGACGAGGCCCTGGGTGGGTAGGTCTGAGCCCCAGATTTCGCCCTCACCGTTAGACAGGGCCACGTGCCCATATTTGCCGATCTGCCAATACACCACGGCGCCCTTGGGCGGGTTGTTATCCCAGGCGTGCTTATGCCTAGCCGGCACTGCGGCCCAGTAGGTGTCCGCGTCCGCGTACATACCCGGAAGGCCCCAGGCGGTGCGGACCGCCCGCAGGCATAGCCCGCCGTAGCCGCGGGTCCGTAGAGCGGCGTTTCGTCGAAACCAACCGATGGCGCCGCGTCGGTTCCTCATTACAGGACCGCGATTATTTGGTAGGCGCCACCGATGCTTGCGACGCCGATGTTCGCCACGCGAATAGTGACCGAGGCCGCGCTCACGGCGGATACCATACACACCGCGAGGCCGCCGGTGTTGGCCGTAGCCACGACCCTCGGAGCTGAGGCAAAATAGGACGCCGGAAAGGTGATCGTCTGCGTGGCGTCATTGCCGGGCGCGACTGATCCGACTGTGCCAGTGGTGGCGTAGATGAAGGGCAGGGCGCCGTCAATGGCGTCGCCCAATGCTCGGATGGCCGAGGCGCCGTCTGCCACGCGGTCCGTGTTGTCCGGGGTGGGCCAGCCGTGTTCGGGGGTTGTTGCCATTTTGTTTTCCTATCCTGTCCAGTCAGCCCACGCGGTCGCGGGGATGTTATCGTAAAAGTAGTTCGCTGGGGTGTCTGTCCAACGGTCGAAACCCTCCGCGCCGTTGATCAGTTCGCCCACGTTGTTCCAGGTAAAACCCGTGTCCACGTTATTCCACAGGATGCCCACGTCCACGTCGTCCCAGATGGTGCCGCGGCCCCAATAACGCCCGTCCACTAGCTCAAGTTCGATCTGCCATTGTGACTGCGTGGCCCAGGTTTCCCGGTAGGACGTGATCACGGCGAAAAGAAAGTTTGGCACCGGCTGGGGTAAGCCCGTGATGAAACAAACATCCCCAATAATGATCTCGGTCAATAGGTCCGGCCTGAGGCGCTGGTCGATGGTGACGGTCGGCAACGTGTCGCCGGGCCGGGAGTTGCGGTAGATGTACTCATTAGCCACGTCTAGGGCGTCGCCGGCGTCATCCAGTTCGGAGTCAAAATCTGCGCCATAGTAGCCAAAAAACGACTGGCTATCGGGGCTCACGGCGCTAACCGTTGTGCGCTCCACGCCGTCGATGCGTGTGCCGTAGCCCACTGTAATGTCGTTGACCAGGGTTTCCGTGGTCGCTGTGACCACTAACGAGTCCTCGACGCTGGCCGGGGTCAGGGCAAAATCCGCGCCCACGTCCACCGCGTGGAAACGGTCCAGGTAACGGATCGTCCCATCCGGTGAGTCCGTGAGCAAACCAAGGCCGGACGTGGCGTAAAGGCGGGCAAGGTCGCCGGCTGGCTGGCGGTCCACGTCACGGGCTAACACTGTGACGCCCCCGGGATCAGCACTGTATGGGGTGCCGGTTTGTTCCTCAGCTAGTGCCAGGATGCGGGCTAGGCGGTCCCCGTCAGTTTCGGCTGGCCACGCCTCGTCCCCAATGTAAATACGGTTCAGGATCGCCAGGGGCCCGGACGCGGCGATGGTGGTGATGGAGCGGGTGACGCCTTCCCAGTCAACGCGCCGGGAGTACACCCGGCCCGTGAAACGGGGGACGTAGCCGATGCCGCTCTCGATGCTGTAAAGGTTGATGCGGTCGCCCGGTTTGATTTCGTCCTCGGTGGGCAGGTTCACGACCTGGAAAGTACAGCTGGACGGGTCGCCGGATTGTTGGCCAACGCCGTAGGGGCCCCCCATTTGTATCTCAACGTTGCGTAAAACGATGCTGTTAGGGATTTGAACATCGTTCACTGCGAGGACCAGGAGGGACATTAGCCACCGATCCTTAAGTTCCCACGGCGTGTGCTGTCGGTGTTCATGGCCCGGCGCACAGCCACACCGGCGGCGGCGGGGTCGATGGTTTGGATGTTTATGACAGTCGACGGCCCCCGCATGCTACTAGGGGAGATGCCGCCGTATGCGTTGCCTAGGCCGCCAAGGGAGTCGGTAATCGTGCCACCGCCGCCGTTTTGGAAAAAGTTGATCAAGTTGTAAAGGTTTGGCAGTTTCAGAAAAAAGTTGTATTTTTCGTTGAAATCATAAACCGCTTTTAGTTTGCGGTAAAGGTCATCTACGTCGTCGGCGGCCTTTCCGGCGTTTGTGGCGAAAGTTTCTAGTTTCGCGCTTAGGTCAGCGATGGCCTTTTGGCCTTCTTCGCTTGCCATGTATTCGGCGAACGTGTCCAGATAGGGCAGGACTGCGGCCCCAAGGGTTTCCTGGATGTTCTCAAAGGCCTCCTGGAGGGTGGCTAGGCCACCTTTTGCGGTCTTTGTCGCGGCCGCGGAGGCGCCGTCGTACTTTTCGCCCAAGATTTTGACCAGGTCCGCGCCCGTTTTTGTTTTGTCATTGACTTTGACCAGTTCGGGGAAAAGTTTGACTAGCGCCGTTTTGTTGCCCGCCTGGGCTTTGGCAACGGCGGCCACGACGGGGTCCAGCTCTTTTCCGGATGCCGTGGCTAGGTCCGTTGAGATGACCAAAAGGTCTTGGGCTGTTTTCAGGTCCCCAGTGGCGTCCAGTAAGCGCCCAAGGGCTGGGCGGAGGCTGTCGTCCGTTTGGTCTGTTGCGTAGCCTAGTTGCGTGATCCACTGATTGACTGCATCTTTATTGAGTAAAAATCCACCTTTTAGCCGTCCAAGGGCCCCGTTTAGTTTGTCGATCTGGTCCTGTTCCTCGATCGCGCCGGCGATGGAGTCCTTCACAAAATCGAAGGCCAGGGTCGCCGCTGTGCCAATGGCGGCGAAGGATGCGACGGATTTTAGGCTGAAACTTTTGGTCTTGTTTTTGGCGTCGTCTAGACCTTTTTTTAGTTTCTTTGTATCCGCGAAAATATTGACGCGCAGATTAGCTGGGCCGGCCATTTGGGTCCCCCTTCACTTTGGCGGTGGCTTTATCGATTTCCGCGATGTACGCGGGGAGCCACTGCGATTGAGTCATCACTGCGGCCCGCGACACCCACGGGTTGGGGCGGATGCCCCGTTTAGGCCATCCCCAGTGGATCGGCTGGGCGTAGGGCACCACTAGGGCCTTCCCACCGAGCACGCCGGCGCTGGTCTTGGTCACACTTTTACGGAGTGACTTTTTCAGAGCCCCAGTGCGGACGGGCGCGGTTCGTTTGGCCTCAGCCAAAACGATCTGCGCGGCCTTAGTGCTGGCGTCTTTTAGGTCTTGGACATCTTCGCCGGCCTGTTTGAGTTCGCGCTGGAGTTTGGCTAAGCCCTCGATGCGGAAAGTCACGTCGAGAGGCATGGCTTATGGGGTGTATGGGGTGACAGTGACGGCGCCAATGATTTCCCACTCCGCTGTCGTGGTCAAACGTTCACCGACCACTCCACCGACCTCAATGGCCATGACCATGACATCACCGGAGTAAGTCGGGCCGACGGGGTCAGGGGTCCAACTGAACGGGATGGTGGCCATGTCTTGATCCCATGACAGGGCGATCAGGCCGGCGTCGTTATCGAAATCTTGGATGGCCTCAAGGTTCAGGGTGTTGCGGCGGCGGTAGGTGGGCTGGATTTCGGAGCCGTCCAGGACCTCGATGCGGTCGCCGTCGGACTCATGCGATGGCGTGATGCGGACGTTTGTTGGCTGGGTGGCGTAAGAGTCGCCGTCCAGGGTTAGTTCGCCGGCGCGTACGCGGGAGTCAGTGATAGTCATTTCTAGTTTGACCTTTCCAGGGTGAGGGTTAGAGCTGGGGCACCGTCGCCGGTACTCCCGAGGGTGTAGGTGGATGGTTCGATGCTTGACGGGTCGAGGGCGTCCACTAACACGTCCAGGATGGAGTCCAGCGTGGCTAGTGCGTCAGCGGTACCAGTGCCACCGGGCGCGACGATATGGATTTGGTGCCGGATGTTGTAGTGCCCCATGGTCAGGCGCTCAATGCTGGGCGGGTCAATAACGACGCACGGCGGATTGACGCTCATAGGGTCATCGGTGACGCGTAAGCCCAAGGCGTTGATCTCGTCCCACATTGCGCCCATGACCGTCGCGTAGGTGCCGCTCACTCCACGATCACCGGCCCGTCAACGGCTGGCGGGGTGTAGCGCCCGATGCGGAGCAGGCGGGCCACCTCGGGATCGGTCCTAGCTGAGATTACCCCACCCATGGAGTCGAAACCTGCCGCGCCTAGTGGTGCGTTGCGGCTGGAGTAAAGGCGGCCAGCGAGCATGATGGCGCCGGTCCGGGTCCGGTAGTCCCACACTGTCGCGTCGACGTGTGACAGTGAGTTGACGTAATCCGTGGCCGCGTCCGCCGCGTCCTGGAGCCACGCCGCGTCCGCGGAGTCCTGGAGTCGCAGATAGTTGCGGACATCCTCGCCCGTGACTAACGGCTCAGCCATGGTGATCCTTTCCGGGTGGGTGGTGCCGGGACTCTCGGGGGTGGGAGTCCCGGCACCTGGGGGCTACGCGTCGCGCTGGGAGGCCCGGAGCGCGTAGCGGTTTGGGGTGATTACGGCAGGTCCAGCGTTGCGACTGCGAGGCCCGCAGGCTGATTGACGACCGTGGCGCAGTACCCAAACAAGCCGGCGTCGATGCCGCCGTTCGCCACGTTGGCCACGTTCACGCGGAGCGCTGGGGCCAGTTCGTGGAAAGATGCGGCGGCGCGGGTGCCGGCGATGACCGTGTTAGCGGCGATAAAGTCCGAAACGAATAGGGACGTATTACCGAACGACCCGGTACCGTCGAACGACAGTGAGCCACCGAGGAACGCGAGCGCCTCTTGGGTGTTGACTGCGGCCATCGCGGCGTAGACCTCGGTGCTGATACCGATGAACGATGGGGTGCCGATCGGCATGACGCTCATCGCGGCCTGGACGATGGTGCCCAATGGGGTCTCGTTGGTCCCGGTATTCGTTGCCTGGTCCTCTAGTTCGGTGTAGCAGTATTCGTCCGAGAGGCGGGCGTAGGACTCTGCCATCGCGGCCCAGTAGCCCATGACGTAGTCACTAGAGCCAAGGTCGAAGAAGGCGCGGTCGATGTCGTGCGCACCGGCGAGGCGCTTGACAGGGACCTCGATGGCCTCGGTCGTCGCGGCGTTGGATGCTACGGCTTCTTTGTCGCCGTCGTAGTCAGCGACTACGGGCGCGACGTTCCAGCGCCATCCCGTGACCTTTAGGGACGTGACGGGGGCACCTGCGGCCACTGCTGGCACGAAACGGCGTTGGTAGTTGACGCCTTCCCAGACGTGGCCCAGCCATGTGTCCGGGTAGACGTCGGCGTTCGCGGTGTAGGTGATATCCGTAAGGGCGGCCTGGAGTTGTCCCATCGGGATTTCGCCACGGTTAGCCTGGGCGACCATGGACGCGGCCTGCGTTGCCGTGAGGCGTGGTGAGGTGCGGGCGGCGATGCTGGGTGCCTGTGCGGCGGCCACTGCCACGGGGGCGGGGGTTTCCACGACAGGGGCAGGGGTGGGCTCAGGTGCCACGGCGGTCGCGGCAATAGCGGAGGCGGCAGCTGAGGCCGCGATTTCCTCAACCGTGGTGGCTGGGGTGCCGGCGTCGCCGGTCAGGTGTGCGCTCGCGGTGAGGCGGCGCGGGGTTTGGCGCTTGCTCATTTGATTATCCTTCGGGGTTGGTTATGGTGCGGGCGGCGTCCCATGCGGGAACACTAACGGATGAAACCTCTCTCAGTATTGCCTTACTAACGACGAGGACGCCGTCGCGGTCGGTTGACGCTTGGATCACGTCTACACCGACAGACCAGCCCGA